ATAGAACAATATGATGGAGCGGAATATATTATTACTGAAAATGATCTGGACTTAGTAGCATAATGGGTGTGAACTATCAAGAAGAAGCGATATGGATTTCAAATGGGTTTAAATGTGATAAGTGTGGCATTGAATACACCAACGATCATGACCCAGTTAAGTTATCCCATGAATTTGGGTATTTCAGTGAGCATGATTTACAGATGGTGGAAGCATATGTATGCGAAGGATGTTTTTATAACATCATAAAGGACATCAATGGTGCGGCATGGGATAATTATGGATGAGTTTAATATAACATTTGCAGATGCCGCACCTTGATAGAGGAAAATATATATCATAATCTATCAGAATACAGAATAGTATCCACCCAATCAATATGGAGCAATAAAATGACAGAATATACAAATATGGCAGAAGAAGTAACCACAATCACAAAAGATGATGTAAAACATTGGTTGTCTGCTAGCACAGCAATTGTCACATTTGAAAAAGCTGATGGATCAATGAGAGAAATGACTGCCACCCTTCAACCTGGGTATCTTCCTGAAACAAAAGAACAAAACACCACCCCAGCAAGAAAAGATAATCCAGATGTGGTTACAGTTTGGGATATTGAAAATGCTGGGTGGCGTTCATTCCGCATTGATCGTATTAAGTCATTGTTAGTTGAATAGATTATTCACATTCGGGTGTAGCATGACAAATTATCATTACCCTACATGGGCTGATATATTAGGTACTACCTATGATTATTATGAAAATTGGGGTAGATATGGTTCTGGGAATCAATTTATTTTCAATTCAATAATAGAATGCAATAAACGAAATAATCTTACGAAGAATGACACCATTCTTATATTATGGACAGGTATTGCTAGGATTGATTACTACCAGTTCAATGAATGGTGCAATAAACAAAGCCTGTTCCCAGATAAATCAGGTGATGAATTGAATGATTGGCCTATTTCAAGTCCAGATGGATATGAAATACTAAGCTACGCATATATGGATGCAATACATAATATATTGGCAGGGTTGAACTATAGATCAATGAAATGGCAAGAATACGATGTTGACGCACATCGTGTATACGAAGACACATTAAATAATATAGAATATATCCAATTTAGAGAGAATGATCGTGTATACATTGATAGCAAATCCTATCGGTTAGAAGCAGAAAAGTTATATAAACGCATGGCTGGCGAAGATTGGCCATCATTGGGTGATATTTTGTCCGATAATTATCATAATATTGATGATAATTTTATATTGGAAGAAATAGCCGAGTTTTTTGGTTATCTTAAATCTAATAAAAAACTGATGTTATCATTGGCTGATACGATAGATCGTCATCCAACACCTTTAGCACACCTTGCAGTAGTTAGAAAATATTTTCCTGATGCCAACATATCATTGGCAACCGAGGAATGGGTTGAGACTATTGATCACAAACTATTAAGTGGTATTGAATATAAATTTAAACCATCTAATCCAATGCGGTATTAAGGAAAACGTATAAATGAAAGCAGAACTTCACCGTAAAATAGCACAATGGCACTTAGCACAGGCGGAGTTGCATGACCTATCTGGAACGGATAATTTACCTAAGTGCATTGCGGATGGAGAGTGTTCTGTGTTATACCCAGGGAAAGCATGGATAGCAGAAGATGGATGGATTGTATCATTAATTAGTCCAGCGGATTTAGCACAATTAGATAAAATGGAAGAATAACGAAATTATGTTGATATGCCCAATGCTTTTAGGGGGTTCTTTTATTATAAAACTATTGACTAATGCATAAAATGTATGTATAATACTTGCATTGATTGCATAATATGGATCAATTATAATCATATCTTTGATAGGAGAAATATATATATGAATGAAAATATTCGTCCACTACACGACCGTGTTGTTGTGAAGAGAACAGAAGAAGAGAAAATGTCAGCAGGTGGTATTGTTATTCCTGATTCAGCAACAGAAAAGCCAGCGCGTGGCACTGTTGTAGCTACAGGTAAAGGTAAGGTCCTTGATAATGGGACAGTGCTTGATTTGGGTGTTGCCGTTGGGGACACTGTGTTATTTGGTAAATTTGCAGGAACTGAAGTTAAAGTTTCTGGAGAAGAACTTGTCGTCATGAATGAAGACGATATAATGGCTGTAATTGAATCATAAGGAGAAATATATGAGCGCAAAAGAAGTAAAATTTAGTGATGACGCACGTCATCTAATGTTAGATGGTGTAAACACGTTGGCAAATACTGTAAAGGTAACACTTGGACCAAAAGGACGAAATGTTGTTTTAGATAAAGCATTCGGTGCACCTGTAATCACAAAAGATGGGGTGACAGTGGCAAAAGAGATTGAACTTGAAGGGAAGTTTGAGAATATGGGTGCACAACTAGTTAAACAAGTAGCATCACACACCGCAGAGGTTGCTGGTGATGGCACTACCACAGCTACTGTACTAGCACAATCTATTATGAAAGAAGGAATGAAGGCTGTTGCTTCTGGAATGAACCCAATGGATCTTAAACGAGGTATCGACCTTGCTACTGCATCAGCGGTGAAGAGTATTAGTTCACAAGCAATTGAGTGTACTGACCCAAGTGCTATTGCACAGGTAGGCACGATCTCTGCGAATTCAGATGCATCAATTGGTAATATTATCGCAGAAGCAATGGAAAAAGTTGGCAATGGCGGTGTGATTACAGTAGAGGATGGCACATCATTTGAGAATGAACTTGATGTCGTTGAAGGTATGCAATTTGATCGTGGTTATCTATCACCTTATTTTGCAACCAATCAGGAAAGTATGGTTGCAGAGTTGGATGAACCATTCATTCTACTATTTGATAAGAAGATTAGCAACATTCAATCTATGATTGGAGTGCTAGAAGGAGTTGCCAAAGCTGGGAAACCGTTGCTTATCATCGCAGAAGATATTGAGGGTGAGGCACTGGCTACATTGGTAGTAAATTCAATGCGTGGAATTGTTAAAGTAGCAGCAGTTAAAGCACCTGGGTTTGGTGATAGACGTAGTGCTATGCTACAAGATATTGCTGTTTTAACAGGTGGCACAGTTATTTCAGAAGAAGTAGGGCTATCACTAGAGAAAGTAACTCTTGATGATCTTGGCACTGCAAAGCGGATTGTGGTTGAAAAAGACAACACTACGATTATTGATGGTGCAGGACAAAGTGCCGATATTGATGGGCGTGTTAATCAAATCCGTGTGCAAATTGAAAATTCAACTTCTGATTATGATATTGAAAAACTACAAGAACGTGTTGCTAAACTATCAGGTGGTGTTGCAGTAATCAAGGTTGGCGCTGCTACCGAAGTTGAGATGAAGGAAAAGAAAGATCGCATTGATGATGCCCTTGCTGCTACTCGCGCAGCCGTGGAAGAAGGTGTAGTTGCAGGTGGTGGTGTAGCACTCGTTCGTGCTATTGATGGCATGGCGGGTCTTGCTGGCATCAATCACGATCAGGATGTTGGTATTAACATCTTGCGAAGATCATTGGAAGAACCATTGCGTACTATTGCATACAACGCTGGCGTAGAAGCATCGGTTGTTATCAATAAGGTACGAGAAAGTGAAGGCAACATGGGTTACAATGCTGCAACAGATGAGTACTGTGATATGATTGAGGCAGGTGTTCTTGATCCTGCGAAAGTCACACGATCAGCACTCCAAAATGCAGCATCAGTGGCAAGCCTTATGATTACAACCGAAGCCATGGTTGCTGAAATTCCACACGACGAACCAGCAGCCCCACCAATGGGCGGTGGCGGAATGGGCGGAATGCCAGGCATGATGTAATTTTACTAACATTTTAGTAAAATGATAAATATATGCACAGCAGATGCCAAATGGGTTTGCTGTGCATATCTTGCTTAATTAAAGGAGAAACATTATGACAAGTTTAAAAACAATCAGAGCGAAGGATTTCGCTCCGTTTTATCAAAATTCAGTTGGTATTGACCAACTATTCGACAATTTACTTTCTACAGTAAATGTAAATACACAATCAAACTACCCACCATATAATATTATTAAAAAAGATGATAATAATTATCTGATTGAAGTTGCGGTGGCTGGGTTTAGCGAAGGCGATATCAAAGTAACAGTAGAACAAAATGTTCTAAATATTAATGCAGAAAATTCAGATGAAGAGACTACTGACGAATTCGTGCATCGTGGAATTAGTTCACGTAAATTTAGTAGAACATTCAATCTTGCGGAACACATTGAAATAAAGGCTGCTAAAGTAGAAAATGGTATTTTAAGTCTTGTTTTGGAGCGTGAAATTCCGGAACAACTCATGCCCAAATCTATTGAAATTGAGTATAGACAGTAATATCATTAGCTGACCTTAGCTAGCAGAATAATAGGAGCATATGCTCCTATTATTCTATTCATCATCAAACCTAAACCCAAAGTTAGAATGTAACCTAGCTATTTCTTCTGGCACCCCATGTATATGTCCACCTACCGTCATAGTATTCCATGGCAATGATTCTTTATCTAGCATCGGGGTATCATGCAAGTATAACTCCTGTCCAATAGTTAAATATTCAGGCAAATGTGATATTGGTGTATTCTCAATATTCATACTCCCTCTTACTGTTAGGTTATTAGGCAATTGTGTTATTAGTGTATCTTTGAGGGACAAAAGCCATTCCACTGATAACCCATCAGGCAACTCCTTAACAAAATTGTATGGAAATTCATTAAATGCAAGGTTGCGATAGTTTACCTTCATCATATGGTTACACATATCCATCGTTGGCTTGCTATACTTTTTTTCTAACTGGTCATATCCATATAATGACTCTGGGGTTGAATGTTTGCTGTATAAGTCCATCATTATAGTGTCCTTATGAATGCCTTGTATTTAGATGCAGATTCTGGGTCTTTCATTATATATGGTTCGGCTTCTGGCCATCTGCCTTTTTTTCTTATATCCCTAGCATACATAGATGCATATTCTGGACTCTTCATTATATATGGTTCTGCTTCTGGCCATCTTCTTTCCATTACATACATAGCATAAAAATATGCATATTTTGGATCTTTCATTATATATGGCTCGGCTTCTGGCCATTCATCTTCTATTACATACTTAGCATAAAAATATGCATATTTTGGATCTTTCATTATATATGGTTCTGCTTCTGACCATCGGTTTCCCATTACCCCACCAGCATACTCATATGCATATTCTGGGTCTTTCATTATATATGGTTCTGCTTCTGGAAATCTGCCTTCTATTACATATCTAGCATACCAATATGCAGAATATGGATCTTTCATTATATATGGTTCTGCTTCTGGCCATCTGCCTTTTTTTCTTATATCCCTAGCATACATATATGCATATTCTGGACTCTTCATTATATATGGTTCTGCTTCTGGCCATTCATCTTGTATTGCATCCATAGCATACAGATATGCATATTTGGGGTCTTTCATGATGTATGGTTCTGCTTCTGTCCATTCACCTGTTAGTCTTGCTTCTTCATATGCGAATCCTGGGATTTCAAACCTATCTTTATAGCCATATAATGTCTCTGGGTTTGTGTGTTTGCTGTATAAGTCCATCATTATATTTAGTTTGCGGACGCATGAATAAATATTATACATACTGAAACAAAAGGAGTATGATATGTTCACATGGATCGCCAAACGATATGCAATGGCAAAAATCAAAGCATTTATCGCAAGAAAAATAGTCAAACGCATACAACGTAAATATAATTTAAGTTCACAATACAAACAATCATTTACAATGGCACACGATGTTGATTGGCAAAAGATTAATAGATATGCAGAATTGGCAAAATTAGCATATGCAGATAAAATAGATGACATTAAGCAAGCATATCCAAACCAGGTATATGTGAATGAAATTAAACAAATTCGATATTTTTTACTAACGAATCGAGGTGAAAAAACCTATACTATCTCTATTCGTGGTACTAGTAATATCAAGAATGCTATGCAAGATATTAAATTTGACAAGGATTGGTCAACCAGATTGCAATGTAAGGTGCATAGTGGGTTTCATGGGGTAGCAGAACGAATTTTTGCTGATTTAAGAAGGTTAATGGCTGACGCATCATACGCTATTAATATAACTGGACATTCATTAGGTGGTGCAGAAGCAGTTATAGTAGGTGCATATTGTTATCAAGCCGGATTAAATGTTAATGAAATAATCACATTCGGTCAGCCGAAAGTATTTGATCGTGATGGTATATTTAAATGGGAACATTTGCCACTAACAAGGGTAGTTAATGAAACCGATGTAGTACCATTAGTTCCACCAGTTGAATTATTGTATATGTTTAAACGATATAGGCACTTTGGCAAAATGATTAAGTTAGTCAATGATGAGTATTATTGTTTCTTAGAACCAGCACAGGCAAGTGGAATGGGAGTTAATTCATTTTGGTTAAATGCTGCCAAAGAAGATTTTTCATTTTTGGATATAGCAAAAGAATTACCAGATCATTTTATGGATAACTATTTAGATAACATAACACCTAAATTATCAGGTGGCAAAGAAATACGATGGAAAGATAGAGAAAGGTACTTAGAAGATGAAACTTGAAGATATGTCAAAAAAAGAGTTAGATGAATATGGGGAAACTCTTGGGTTAAAGCTAGATCGAAGAAAAAAGAAACAATATTTAATTGATGCTATCGAAAAAGAAATATTAACTCGGCAACACGATGATAATATGTTATCAGATTATGCAGCGAATGTTAGGCAATCTGAATTCATAATAGAAACTATTGTATATGGAATATTGATAATTGGTGTTATTGGTGTTATCAGCACGAGTATATGATTACATTAGATAATATCAAACAAATGGTCGCCAAAGGTACACTGTGTCCATATGCATTTAATACATATGAACTAGGACCACAAGGCAGACAACGATTCTGTTGTGTATGGAAGGAGCAAGCATTACTTGATGAAGATGGCAACCAACTAACGGTTAATAATAGCACCATACAAGATGCATGGGATAGCACACAACTCAATCAAATCCGTGCAGATATGCTTGATAGCAAACAAGTGAAGGGGTGTGAACGCTGTTACCATGAAGAACAATCATCGTCAGCAAGTTTGCGTTTGCAAGAAAGCCATCGTATACTGGAAGTACCAGAAGATACGGCATATTTCGTTGATACAATAAATGAATTTACAAACACAGGTAAGGTGAAGCATATTAGACGAATGGATTTGCGATTAGCATCATTGTGTAATATTGCTTGTGTAATGTGTACTCCAGATATATCCACAACCTCCGCCAGAGAAGCAAAAAAAATACTTGATAAGGATCAACGATTTGCAGAATTTACCAACTATAAGCCTATATTTGAAAATGAGGTCGATTTTGGGTTAGATCAGAAATATATGCAAGATGTGCAAGATAACATACATCATGTAAATAAAATATTCTTTATAGGCGGTGAACCAAGCGTAATGCGATCTATACCAATTCTATTACAGTATTGCATAGATCAAGATATAGCAAAAAATATAGAAGTTCAATTTAGCATTAATGTTACTAACTTAGCACAACGAAGTGTTGAACTATTATCACATTTTAAGTCTGTGCAAATAACATTGTCGATTGATGGTGTTGGAAAAGTAAACGAGTACATTAGATATCCCAGTAAATGGGATAAAATAATGGCTAATTTAGAGATATTAATGGATTTACCAGAACCATTTTGGTTCTCAACAGCACCAGTCCCAATGATATATAATGTATTGCATTGGCATGAGTTAATGCAGTTTTGGGATAGTATCAATAAAAATCTAATGATTGGGAGACAAATTTATGTTGGTCCGTGTGACTTAGTTGATCCGCCATTTTTAAAGTTCCAAAACTTGACACCAGCATTACGTCCATTAGCAATTGAACGATTGAAACAATGTTTTGACCTAGAAATGTATAACACCAATGATACCATATCAGAAAAAACAAAGTATATGATCTCTGAGTTAGAAAATAACACATTCAATGAAGATTATTATAACCAAATGGTTCAATACTCACAAATATTAGATAAGCACAGAAATCTAAATATGCATGAGTGTATTCCTGAATTAACAGACATACTATATAGTTAAGTTATATCTATCGGCTAATTCAGTAATCTTTTTAGTTAGTTTGCCACTTTTTGGATATTCCAATGGTTTTCTGTTTGAGTATTCTTCTTTATATAGTTTAGCTATCTTGTTAAATAGTCGTTTACCTAATTTTTTTGGTTTAGGTTTTTCTAAGTAATCTGCTAGTTCCCCTCAAATGTATAAATAATACTCATACATTTGAGGGGGAAATATGTGGATATACAATAATACAGAGTTAACAGCAATACCGAAAGATGCAGTAGGATTTATATATTTAATTACGAGAATTAACATTGACGCTTACCCAGAAGAACCAATGTATTACATTGGCAAAAAACACTTCCATTCTAAGCGAAAACAGAAGAACAGTAAACGGCGTAAAACCGTAGAATCTGACTGGCAAAAGTATTATGGGTCATCTGGAGTTCTAAAAGAGAGTATAAAAAAACACAGCAGAGACAACTTTCATAGAGAAATTATACGGATATGTTACTCAAAATCCGAAATGACATATCACGAGGTAATGGAACAAGTTAATCGCAGAGTACTAAAGTACGATAAATTCTCAATAATGAAGAAAAAGTACTACAATCTTAATATTCTAGGTAAATTTTACAAAGATACAATCTTTACGAATGCAGATAAAATTCGTATCAAAGAGTATATAGAAACAGCAGTTGATGAACATACCAAAGTAGCTGTTACCAATGGCACTGATACTAGATACATAAATACGTTGATTGAAGATGTTCCGGAATGGCTATCATTAAATTCAGAATGGCGAATAGGTTCAACTATACATAACACAGCTAGTGGTAAAGTTTGGGTAACAAACGATATCATTTCTAAACCGATATTCCCAGATGACATGCGTTTGTTCTTAGCTGATAATCCTTCTTGGCGGAAAGGTTTTCAAGCAATACCACGGTATTGTGTTGTTACTGATGGTGAGGACAATTTACACATTCTATGTGATACTGTTGATGAGTTCTTATCAAAGAACAATGATTGGTATAGTGGGTCCAAGATAAAAGGAAAATGTGTATCAGTTACCAATGGAGAGACCAATAAACGCATTAAGAAAGACCAACTTTTAGATTTTCTATCTGATAATAATACATGGAGAGAAGGCGGAAAATGCACAGTAGAAAAGGTTAACTATGTCTCTCTGATTAATCTTACCCAATTCAAACAAATGCAAATACCAGAAGAATATGCACCTCAGTATAAAGATGACGGTTGGGAAGAAGCAAACGGAAGAGTAATAAGTCATTACTTTAAATGGGTAACGAAAGGCACAACCAATGAAAAAATAAATCCATGTAAAATAGATGATTATCTAACTAATGGATGGAAGCTAGGACGTTATAACAACTTCAACAAAGGTAATGTAATGATGTTTAAAGATGGTGAATACGAGAGTGTTAAAAATGCTGATATAGACAAATACCTCGATAACTTATGGACTTTAAAAGGCAGACCACGAGGCAATCGCATTAATGTGCATAATGGAATAACCCAACGGTGGTTTAAAACACAAGACGAAGTGGATACTTTCTTACTTAAAAACCCGGATTATTTATTAGGACAAACACCAAGAAAAGCCTTTACAACCAACGGGGTTGTTCCGTGTGTTAATCTATTAACTAACAAAAAAGAAATGGTGAAGACTAGCATATATCAAGATGAGAAATACAAGACATATGTATCAGTTAACGAATTTAACAGCGGAAAGGTTACTATTTTGTTTGATAGCAAAGAATATACAGGATATCGCACGGAGTTAATAGATAACTACGGATTTCCACCAAGTGTGTTTACATTAAAAGACGGCGAAGAGTTCTTTCGCAAAAGAAATACCAAATACAACGGATTAACGATCAAACGCAACGGATAATACACTCAGATATAAAAGGATATTTTAAAAAGGACAAATGGACCAACAATTAATACTTGATATCTACCAATACATCGGTTCTGCCACTGGCATGATTGGTGGCATTATGATTGCATGGCACACCCAATATAGCAAGTATGGGTTTATCTTTGCGACGGTTGCATCAATATTCTTGGCATTGTGGTGTTATCTTAGTCAAGAATGGGGTTATTTTGCATTAAATCTAGTTTACTTTGCTATTGATGTGTTTGGTGTATACCGATGGTTCTATTCACCTACCCATCGTATATCTCATTGACTATTAACCAAATCTATGATATACGACATGAATAATGCCACCCTCTGAATGGGGAAAGCTAAATAATAACCCATAACAGAGGAATATTAAATTGACAAATCATGAAATTATAGTAGAACAGATGGAAACTTATCTTGCAGAGAATGTGAAACTTACCGAAAACGGTGTAAAGGCTAGTGCAGCAAGGGCTAGGAAAGCATTACAGGAGATTTCTAAATCTATCAAAGAACGTAGGAAAGAAATTATGGATGAAAAAGCCGCTATTTAATGGCAAAAGAAGCAGGAATAAATGTAGAAGGTGTAGTATCGGAGGTTCTACCTGGCAATAAATGCAGGGTAGAACTTAATGGCATTGATAAAGAAATCATTTGCTATCTTTCTGGTAAAATGAGGAAAAACAAAATTAGAGTACTGATGGGCGATAACGTTGAAGTAACAATGAGTCCATATGACCTAACCCAAGGAAGAATCACACGGCGGAATTAATTATCACCAAGTAAGCATAGTTTAATGCTAAATACAGTTAAATTATACTTTTAAAAGGATGGTAAAAATAATATGGCATATCAAACAGTTAATATCGGATCTAGTGCAAATGATGGTACCGGCGATCAATTAAGAACAGCATTTGACAAAATCAATGACAACTTCAGTGAGGTTTATACTGAATTAGGTGGCACAAGTTTATCTAATATCAGTATAACGGCTAATACTATAAGCACGGATGATGCCAATGGTTCATTGACTATTGCACCAAATGGTAGTGGAACAATCATTTTAGCAAATGCAGTCTCTGCATCAAGTAATGTATCTGTAACAGGAAAATTAACTGTTGCCAATGCTGCGGCATTCAGTGGGCCAGCAAATACATTTGTTACATTTGGCGCAGCTGATGCTACACCATCGGTTGCTACCGGAAATCTGTTTAAGACAGGTGGTGCAGTAACGATCACAGCATTAGATGATAGTACCGCAGGACAAACCATTACAATCATATCCGATCACGCAGTCATGTATGATGTAACTGGAACAACACTCAAAGGGGGTAGCACCGATATTACTACCGCAATAGGTGATGTGACTACTTGGATATCTGATGGCACTAATTGGTATTTGTTAAGTTTTATGGATGCTAGTACTGATTTAAGTGGTGGACATTAATAGGCTTAATGAATGGCACA